ACCAGCAGCTACTTCTGATAGTGGATTGGCATGGACACTAAGTCCTTTTAATGATATATTTAAACTTTGAGACATTTTATCTCCACAAATAGTTATTTGAGACTAGTCTTTTTGGACTATCATCTGCTCTTGGTGTTACAAGAGTCGTAAATTTATCTTTCATGTCTTTATAGACATCAGCAGCTGCTTGGAGTCCTGTAGTATCTCCAAGTCCTTCCATAATTTTAACTACAACTCTTTGTTCTAATAATTTATGAACTTCGTATGGTATTTGAACTAATGGTGCTTCGCCACTAATACAGACCCAGTCACCAACTTCTAGTCTTGTTGGTAATGGGGTATCGAACGTTATTTCTTGGGTAGTGACGTCTAATACTGTAGGAGTTTCATCATCTAGCAATGATTTAAAACCTGGTTTACCTTTAACTACATCAAATGTATCTGTGATGACCCAAGTATTTGGCATATGGTCTAATGTAATTTTGCCAGTTGCAGTGTCAATTATTGTTATCTTTCCACATGAAGAAGTACCGACCAAGTTGTTTGGTCTACGAAAATACTTCATCCTTATTTGATATTGTCCTAGTTCACTAGGATCTGGAGATATGATTACGCTGTCATCTTGGAAAAAGAAGCCAGCTCTAAATTGTGATACGTGACCTAAATTTCTTCCATGACCATGTTTTAATTGATCAGGATTAACTCTTGGCAAGCTAACTTCTTGTCCACTGGAATTTAATAGAACGACGTCTTTAAGTTTTCCGCCAATTGCACGATATGGAATAGCATATTCAGATACAGAAGTATCTATTGCTTGATCATAATTGGTCAAGAAATAGTCTTCTTTAACTTGCATCAAAAGTGGAACAATATCTGATTGCAGTTCTTCAGACATCATTGCCCTAATATCAGTATCTTGGTAAAGAAGCTGAGACGATGGGATGATTGCTCTTCTTTTAATGCTAGCTACATTTCCTACTACTGTAAAATCTACTGCCATGTTTTTAACCTCTTAGTCCATTAAATCTTCTTCTTTTTTCTTTCTTAAAATTTCTAAAAGAGAAGCAGTCATATCTTCATCATTGTCAAGTTTCATGTTGTCTTCGTCTTGTAACTTATTCTTTTCCATTTCATCAACTTGTTCAGGATCTTCACTCCAATGTTTCATCTCTTGAACGGCTTCCATCTCACTCTTTCCATTGGGCATATCTTCTTTAGAAATACCAAATTCAGTAGGCGCTTTAGCAATTTCAATAGAAATTTTAGAATTACTTAGTCTACTACCAGTCATTTCTTCCATGGCTTTGATCATGTTTTCTAAACTTCTTTTCTTTGGATCCATCATTTTATCGAACATTTAAATAGTCTCCTGTTTTGATTCTGTATGTTTTGTTTAATATTGTTATAGTTTTATCATCTATTGGTCCAGACATCAACAGAACCTATCCTGGGTCACTCTGAACGCATCTGAAAGCTTAGTTCCGTCTGTAAGACATATAGAAAATTGCAGACCGAATAACTATTTCGTTACTTGCACTTTTGTTGACAGCTTGCAGTATTAATTCGTCTCCTGCTGTAACATTAGCATGAAGCGGAATTGATACATTGACGTAATTGTTCGCTCCGGTGCCGGAAGCTCCCATATCATATCCTTCCTGCTTACTTTGCGTTATGTTCCAGACCCTAAAATCATAATCGTTCCCGTTACCCCCAGAGAATGTTATAGCCAAGTTACCGGTATAGTGACCAGAATTAGCTATGGTCATAGTTCCTTCGTACAGACTAAATCCATCGTATTCATCACTATTCCATAAGGTGTGTGTTGCATTTTCAATGGTAGTCCAAACATTCTGAGCAAGAGATATTGGAATTAAAGCAGCTTGCGTCCCGCCGTAGATGTGCCAGCTATTGTCTCTTAAAATTCTGTGTGCTGTTATTGTTGACGAAATAATAGCCCCATTAACTTCTAATTTAACAGTTGGTTCTGTTGTGCCTATTCCAACATTACCGGATGGAAAGCACACTGAACTAATTGCGACATTAGCTCTTCCGACTTGCATGAAAGGAGCGAAAGAGTCATATGCATCATTAGTAGTCAACCAAGACATTATGTTTCCATCTGCTTTCCATAACCAATTTTTATTATCTGTTGTTGCGTCATTTTCTTGCATTAAAAACTGGTCGCTATAGTTTGATATTTGGAATTTTGGATAAGTCAACGGAGCAGACATTCCTATAGCAAACGGACCACTTAAGCTCGGAATAGTTATGCTACTAACCGTTGCTCCTGCTCTATCAATTCTGATTGCTGTTCCAAAAGAATCATACGCATCGTTCGCCACTAATAATGCGAAATAGTCTGCTCCGGCTTTCTGAGTCCACTGCTTCATGTCGTCTCCGGCATAATCATTCCGGATCATGAACTGATTGTCTCCGCCACCTACAGTAAGATTACAAGGAAGGAAACCATCAGTACTAATAGCAACTTTGTTTAAGAAGGTGCTACTTGAGGGATTAAATATCGCAACAGTCGTTCCTGCTCCAAGTGAATCACCAAAAGCAATAGACAGTGTTTTAGACGAAGGTCTAGATAAGAAAGTATCTGTTCTTTCCCATCCGCCCTCTCCCAATTCCAATCTCATATATGGCCAAGAATTTAGTCTATAAATTGGCTCAGTGTCACCGTGCACAACAAATCCTTCCATTTGAGATCCACGAGACATACGTACAGAAGCAATTGTTCCTGAACTGTCGAAGATAAGAACAGGTCTTTCTGGCTGAGATTGATCAAATGATTGATATGTAAAGGCAATCATGTATTCACCAGCAATAGATGATGAAGAAATACCGCCGAAATGGAAGATCGGACGCTGAGTTAAATATCCATTCTCCCATCTAATACGAGAAGGTATTGTAGTTGTTGTTTTAAGCAAGATATTTTTGTTTTCCATGTGAAGACCTAAATCACCACCAGGATAACTATCAATATCTCCAGCACCAATAACCATTCGTGCATCGCCATAAAGAACTACATGTGAAGACTGAACTATTTTACTGTTAAATTCAGATACAGCGTTAGCAGTAATAGAACTAGTAAAGATGGTATGATTCTTAAAATCATTCATTCCAGTAAACGTATTGGTAGAATGCAAATATACAAATGTTCCAGAAGCTACAATTGCATCTAATTTTGCAGCAACAGTTGACAAATTAATTGGAAAATTCGGCATATTTGTTGAAGTAATAGTTCCTACTACAGATAATGAAGAAATAGTAACTGGAACATTCATTGAAATTCCAGCAGTAGAAACTTTTAACATTTGAACGTAAGGAGTAGGAGCTGTAGAAGTAACTGGAACTAATTCTCCATAACCGCTTATATTATTTTGAACTCCAATAGTAGGATAATAGCCAAATGGATGACCTTCAGAAAGAGTAGAAAGATAAATACGATATGAATATCCTGTAGGATGTTGACCACCAGAACCGTTTGTATTCACTTTAAAATGTTCAAATCCAGGATAAATAGCACCAGGATCTAAATTTGATACAGTGTAATTAGTAGATTCTCTTCCTTCTTCATCTAATACAGCAATAGTAACGACCATTGTTTTACCTACCCAGTCAACTGCATCAAAGTCTCCTTGATTAGATGCTACTTGAATAGCAGAAGCAGTGAATGCTTTGATATTTTCGGTCTCTATTGTAACAGAAGATCTAAAAATAACAGGTTGAGTAAATTTAATAGGATTTCCTCTATAAACGTTAGCACCTAAATATGTAGCAGTTGCATTATAAACAACTGATGGTAGAGTTGTAGTTGATGCATCTAAAGCATCAATTCTAGCATATGCATTAGTAATACTTGAGTTTAGGACGTTGTAAGTAGAAAGAATAGCTTCATAGATAGCAGTAGAACCTGAGATTAAGGTTCCATTAAAAACTAATTCATTTGATGGAGATGAAACAGATAAAGAAAGATTTGCACTATTAGTAGCATTTCTCCAATTAATGACGTCTTTATTCCCCATTCTAATAGCACCAGTAGAAGCCACAGTTGAAGTAGTTAATTTGATGTAGGGAACTCTTAATCCATAATTTTCACCAAAATAAGCTTCGTTTGTGAGAGTAAATGTTCCACCTTTCTTCTGAAGCATTCCAGAAGTGACAGCAACTGCCCAATTCGTAGCATCTGCTCCCCACTCTTCATCATCAGTTTCTGGATAAGAATAAACAGAGTTATTAACATTGAGATTTTTGAATGCTGATGCAAATGTAGGTAGGACACAAACAAGTGCTATAGATGAAAGAGCAATTGTGAATAGTTTCTTTATTAGTTTCATTTTTAGGGTAACTCTCTCTATTGAATTGAAAATTTGTAGTGTATGTCAAAGTGACATTGTCCCAACTCCCTACTGCCCAAGAACAGTTCCACAAGAACTATCCCTAACAGTAGAGAGTATGGAATTATCTTTTAAGTAGCTTTTCTTTTAGAAAGCTACAGTTATCAGAATCTAGAGATTCTGATTTACAGGTCGTTTGCTGCTGTGCGTTTGTAAGTATACTGAGTTCCTTCTGTACCACCAGTAAGTGCTGCAGCAGAAACACTTCCACGAGCGGAAATAGCCAATGTGCAGAGATTACCGATTTGTCCAGGAATAAGGCAATATACTAATACTGTATCTGATGCGATTGTTCCATGAGCTGAATTTGCCAATTCAAGGTTATTAGGGGAGATGATTGTCAATACTCCAGCTGTTGAAGAAGAAGCGACTCCACTAAGAACACTTTCATAAGCTACTGCTTGGTTAATAACAGCTGAGAGGTTTGCACCGGTCAGTGTATCAGTAGAACCAAGTTTGAATTCATAGATTCCCGAAGGAGAAGCTTTGCATGTGAAGACGATTCCATTGACTGTTACTGTGTCATCTGCTACCATCGCAGAAACAGTGCATGTTCCTTGTCTTTTCATTCCTAAGCAACCAACGATCTTTGCCGTTGTGTTGGCATTGATTACTGCTAATGCTGAATTGGCTGTGTTTTCATCACTTGTGCCAGTTTCAATCTGAACCTGACCAGTTGGTGTATCATCACCAGTAACAGTTACTCCGTTAAGAGTAATAGTGTCTGCTGCCGCGAAGGAAGCAAAGGTGATATATCCAGAAGCTTGAACTGCTCCAAGATTCCAAACAATAGAACCATCCTTATTTCCACCACCTAATGAACTGATAAAACCACCAAGTCTACCAACTGCGTTCTGATTTTCTGAAATACTATTGATGTCATTCTGAAGACTCGCAGAAGACTCAGAAGTCTGTATGCGAATTCTGTGCGTTGCACTCATGTTAATTCTCCTATACTGTTTTTATGTTTTAAATATAAAGATATGGTGGAGAGCAGGCAAGTTACCTCGCCTACTCCCCATTCATACCTAATTGTTTATGCGTTTACGATGCCAGTGTACTTAAGGCACTTTGCGGGTGTCTCAATGTAGATTTGCTGGTCAGTCCATCCCTGATATTCATAGGTGTTGTAACCTTGAACTTTCGTGAATACTTCAGGATCACCGAATGGATTGTCGAAGCTAATGTCAGCAGAACCAATTCTCTTCAGTTTCTTGAGAGGAAGAGCGAATGCTTCTCCTTCTTTAACAAGAGAATAAGGAACTACTTCAACTTCGGTTGCTCCACAGTAGAAACGAATAGCTCTGAAGCCATTCTTTCCGTCTGATAAGTCAGACGCTCCATACGTTCTAAGAGCAGCTTCGTCTGATACAAGACCAGAGAAAGTGCGATCGTTTACGTAAAGAGTAACCTTTTCATCCAAACCTTTCGCGATAGGAAGTGCCAATCCATCCATTACTTTTTTAAGAGTAAGGGCTCCACCAACAGAGTAGGAATTACCCTTCCACATGTTGTAGGTTGCAGCAGAGATGCCGAAAAGAGTTCCAGCATTCGTGATGATTTTGTCAATTCCGATCATTTCACGCCATACAGAAGCAGATGTACGAGCAGTATCAAAGTAGATGTCGCATGTTCCAGCACCAATTGCGATATCAAGAGCAGTGATTCCAGTTGTCGTACCAGCTACAGTGATTGTTCTATTCTCAACCGATACAGCGTCAATCGTGAAGATTGAATCTGCACCAGAAGAAGTAAGCGCACCAACTGAAGACCAAACCTGAATGGGACATCCACCTTCCATACCACCCCAAAGCTGTGAAGCCCAGGTTGCAGTCGTAAGTGTAATTATTGTGTGAGTAGTATCTACGTTAGAGGAACTAGATGTTTTACCAAGTCCAGTCTGTCCATAAAGAATAGCAATTTCAAGTCTCTTTGCAAGACTATTCATTGATTCAGTGACTGTATAGTCGATTGTTGATTTGTAAGTTACGTCGCCAGTGAGACCCTTTGAAAGAGCATCGTAGGTTACTTCGTTGCTGATAACCGTTGAGTATGAGTCAACTTCTGCTGTTCCGATGACTGGAGGAACTGAAGCGCGAAGCGCTGTTCTGCCAGATGAGGGTGCTAAGTACGTAATACCATGTGCATGTGTCAATGCAACGGGCTGTTTATATACTTCACCGATTTTTTCTGCTTTCGAGAAAGCAATCGCATCGATCAGTTTAGTGATGTCTGCGCGTACTTCCGCGAATGTTTTTGCGTAGCGGGTTTTAAATAACCCACCTAATTCTGTAATTGTTGCGGCTGCCATATAATTTCTCCTAATTTTATTATGTGTGAGTTCGAATGCAATGCACTCTCTTCTCAATTTTAGTTTCTAACCATTTACCATCTTTGTAGTCTTTTTATGTTTCTTAGTGTGTAAATGCGTAGTTTAAAACGCGCATCGCAACGGAATTTAAAGGACTCTATTTCTCTAATTCTTAATCATTCATCCCTATTTCTAGAGGTAGAACGATATTTCCTTCAACTTAAATTTTTCTTAATGTGTTGACAAATAATCTCTATATTCTGAAATTGTCATCTTCTGTTTAGGTTCAAGAGGTTTAACTTCTGCATCTAACTGAGCAGGTGGTTTATTTCTTGAAGGCACTTTCTTTAACTGTGCTGCCATCAATTTCTTAACTGTGTCTTCTCCAAGCATCTTTTCAAGGACATCACCATCACTTGATGAGAAGAGAGATTTAACATCATTCATGTAATCTCTACGAACCAACTCAACAACATCTTTAGCTTTTACATTTTCAAAGCGCTTATCACCTGTTCTTAAGTACTCATTGTAAGCTGAGAGCATATAATGAGCAAGTCTTTTAACTGTGTAGTCACTCTTTGGAAGACCAGATGTTTCTAATGTTTCCATTACATCTTTAGTATTTTCTTCTTCGTAGTACTTAATTAATTGCTGTTGTTCGGCCTGAGTTCTTTGTTCTAATTCTTGTTTACGTTCTGCTTCTAGCTTAGAAAGTTTTGCTTTTGTATCTTCAGCATCTCTCTGTTCAGGAGTTAAAGTCTCTCTTTCTATTTCTTTAGAGATATACTCTGTTGCCAGTTTCTTGAAGTCTAACCCTAATCGAGGATCTGTCAAAATAGACATTGGATCTTCTCTTAGAAGTTTAACAAGCAATTCTGACTGTTGTCTCATTGTTGCTGCTTCTTTGAATTTCTGATCTGCACCAACACCCTTCTGAGCGAACTGAAGAGCTTGATCTAATGTAACATTAACCATCTTGCCATTTACTTTTAAGGTATAGGGCTTATTTGGATCTGCTGCATTAGGATCTTTCTTAATGCCTGCGTCTTTAATGTCTTTTGCTTCGGCTTTTGAAGCAGGATCTACTATAGCATTAGGATCTTTAACTTCCGGTGCTACAACTGCCTCTGGTGCTTTAACTTCAGGTGCCGCTACTACTGGTGCTACTACTGCGATATTATCTGGCATTTTAATTCTCTCTCCTATTGATTTTTATAGTGTGTCATTTATATAGACACAATAACTAACTGAGATTTTATTTACTACTTGCTATTATGGACGACCTGTGTAATAACTCTTAACGTTCGTGGGAGTATTTGAACTTGAAACAACGTTCAATCTCAGCCAACGATAGTTTACATTTCCAAGATCAGCTGATGTTGAACCAGTGACATTCATTGAAATTGGAGTCGTTGCGTTTGTCCAATTTGCTGAGTCATTCGAAACCTGCCAAGTTGCAGAACTTAAACCAGTAGTTGATAAGTTTGCATTTGCTCCATAAAGAAGAGGAGTAAGAATGAAGTTACCTTCACCAGTTGAAAGAGTAACGGGTGTGAATGCTACGTTTGTTCCTGCTACTGCATTACTAGGAGTTGTTGCAAGTTTGAAGACTTCTGCAACAGGTGTCTTGATAACGAAGTAGGTCGTATTAACTGTCAAAGGAGGCTGAACTCTTCCAGTTGAAGATGTTAATAGAACTGCCATTCCAGTTGTGAATAGATTTGATTTAACAATTCCAGAAGAAGTGTTAATATCAGAAGCTAAACCATTTTCGAAATACTTCCATGCACTATATGGATAAGAACCAGCAGCAGTGTATGAATTAGTAGAACCTTGAAGTGTTAGTGCTGCCTGTGTCGAAGTAGTTACGATGTACTCGTTCTTATTGATCTGAGTTGATGTCACATAAACAACTGCATAACTTCCACCTGTGAAGCTTGCATTCAATACTGTGAATGAAGAAGCAGCTGGATTAAATGACAACCAGTAGTTATTTGGTGTCTGACCAAGCGTAGTAGACCACATATCAATATAGTCATCGGTAATAGAAGGTGCAGTTGCTATGATTAAGCCAGAGCTTGCTAATGCAGTAGAAAGAGCTACCATTGTCGCATGGCTTGTTCCAAGAACTCTCCATTTATGTCCTCCACCTTCGGGGTAGTTTGTTCCATAGAAAGAAACAGTAGAACCAATTACGCCAGTCATTGAAGTGATATAGAGTCTGTTATAAGCATAAGCTGCAGGAATCCACGTAGAGATAACAATCTGTTTTAAACCATTGTTAGCCATCAATGCTTCTGAAAGTGCCTTAGCAGCATAAGAAGAGAATTGAACTTGTGTAGCTGTCCAATCTTTTCCGTTTTCAAATGCAAACTGATTGATCTTTAAGATTGCAGGATTTCTACCATCACGGAAATAACCAGTAGTTGTAGATACGTCTGTTGCTAATGCTGACTGAGTACTAGATAAGAGAGTAAAATAGTTACCAATCGTTCCATATTTAAGAGCAGTAAATGTAACTTTAGTTCCATTTGCTGTTACTGCTACTCCATATGTAGAGAAATTAAGAGAAGAAGCTATTCTTGTTGCTGTGATACCATCTGATGCAATATCTACACCAAAGTCGATTCCTGCTTTTAATCTCTGACCATTCAATATTAGCTGAGCTCTCTTGTCCCATCCAAATGAAAGAGTAGGATAAGCAATAGTTAGTGCAGCAGGAGTTGCTGATACTATAGAATAAGAACCGTTTGTTGCTTGACCATACTCATCTGCTACAATTTTAACAATATTAAAACCAGTTGCAGTTGCTGTTAATGGAAGAGTAGAGGCATTGATACTTGCTGCAATATTCGTAGCAGTTAAAGCTGACGTTGTTCCCGAAGACCAATCAATACCATTGACAAACCAGACACCGCTAATTGAGAAAGAAGAACTACCAAGTGTTTCTGTTTTGCAAGGATTTGAAGATACAGTTAAGAAACTATATGCTCCAGTAGGAATTAGTGCTGTCGTTACTAATACTTGAAGAGTACAAACTGCTGGGGCACTTGAAAGCATCGTCGCAGAAGAAACAGTAATAGCAGCTGTAGATTGTCTACCATCAGTGAAATTGATAGCAGAAGCAGTTGCAGCAGTAGTGTACACAAGTTGAACCGAAACTCTCTCTGTCTTATCTGCATTTAAATCTATAACATGACCCGTATCTGAATAACATTTTGCATTCTCATCTGTTGTTTTATAAACTGCTGAAAAACAGGTACTAGCACTTAGTGCTAATACTGCTAACGCAGTCAGCGATACTTTCTTAATTCTCGATTTTAACATAATACTCTCCTATTAATGACTCCTAATTTATTTAAATTGTGGCTAAATAGTGTTGATCCATTCTTTTACATTCTCGTTTTAGTTGCCAAATTCTTGCATTTGCTTTATTAATAGCTATCTGGACTTCTTTTGTCTTAGGTTTCATTACAAAACCAGCTAAACGCCTAGACTGCTTGTATTTAACAGATAAAACACCATTTTTGTTTCCAAACATCTTCAAACGTATCTTTTGTTTAGTTTCTTCTGATGATTTCCTTTTTCTCATTTTTGCTTTTGTTTCTTCAGAGTGTTTATAACCGAGTGTAGTATTCCCACCATCAACTATATTATAACCTATTGGAACTTTAGAATTTAATTCTTTAATCCAAAATATCTCTCTTTCATTTAATTGTTCAATAGGAACTTCTTCTATTATTTCACGCTTAAAGTTTTGAAGTCCATGTTTTTTAATTGCCGGTTTAATTAATTTTCCACTACCATAGTATTTACTTTTTTCAAACTTCTTTCTATCTAACTTACTTAAACCAATATAAATCTTTCCATTCACTAAATTCGTTATCTTATAAATTTCTCCTGTGTGCAGTTTCATAATTTAAATTGTTGGCATTTTTGGCATTGAAGGCATTCTTACTTCTCGAGCTTTTTCTACTACTGGAGGTACACTTGAGAGCGTCTCACTATTTCCCTTTAGATCGCCAACCGCTTGGGGTTGAGGTACTTGTGCAGGTACAACAGGAGGAGGTGGTTCTTTAAGCAACATTAAGAGCGCAGGATCTGCACTCTTCCATAAATTGATATGCTCTAAAATGTGATTCATGGTATTTGTGACTGCTTCAGCATTCTCTCTTGACATTGGTGAAGCCAATACTGATTTGTGTTCTATAACGTGAATTGAGTGGTTATCTGTTCTAACTGCAATAACTGGTTTTCCTTCAGACAACTGTTCATTCTCTGACTTGATAAGCATTAATTCTGCTTGCTGGCCTTCAATTAAAGGTTCAAGCCTTCCTGTAGTTAATACTTGAATATATTCGGCTGGGTTCTTAATTAAACCAGCAGTTAAGAGATTGTCTGCCATATTAACTTTACCTGCAGTTGTCTTTGAAAGAGGATTACCAACATCTACAATCACTCTATTTACATTAGAAATATCTTTCGATGTAAACTCTTTTGCATAAGAAGCATTATTAACTCCTGATATTTCTATCATTCTAGGAGTCTGAGCATTTGCTTTCAAGATGTTGATAAGACCAAGACCAAGTTTTTCTAATAAATTAGTGTATGACTGTTGCAAACCAGAGTTGAATTGGATTGCCATTGATTGAACAAGGGCAAGAGCAGAACCTGACTTTAAAGAAGGTTCTGGATTTCCTCTAGCAACGCTGTTGATTCCTGAAATAGTTTCCATCCTTGATTCTAATGTAGCAATGAAGTTAAAAATCTCTGGAGGAGTATTTGTTAGATTCAAAGATTCAGGTTTAGGAAACTGGGGATCATAATAAATAGCATTGAGTCCATCCATGATCTCTACTGGAGAAAGCGAAGAACCTTTTGGAAGAACAATAGACTGAACTCCGAAACTGCTCTGATTTGTCAAAACAGTAGAATATAGAACGTTGATTGCTTCTTGTTCTGCTGCTAAGTCAAATGCAACTGTGTAACCAAAAGAGGTTCCAGTTTGCTTGCTTCCTCTAATATGATAAACAGGAAAGTCTTGATAAAATTCTGGAAGTGGAGCATCTATTAAATAAGTATCATTAGCAACACAAGTAAAGAATCTTCCATCTGGTAAAGCATCTGTTCTTCTATGAATGAAGATGTAAACTGGGACATAATCTGAATCATATCCAAAATTAGAATTGAAAGCATTTATTGAATGTCTATAACTACCTTCTAATTGAATAAGCTTATCTTTTAATTCTGGGTATCTTTCAACTAAATTCCATTTGTTCTGCCAGTCTCTTAATATCACCCATTCTGATTCACTATCATGAAAACCTGCAGTAAAATCTATAATGACATCTAAAGGAGTGTAATTCTTATGAAGTACATCACCTTGCTTGATCATCTTCTGTGTTTCTGGGTCGACCATATAAGGATCACCCAATGAGAAGTCCCATCCTTGATAAACGAAAGCATCTGCAAAGACTAGAACATCTTCAACTGCTTGCTTAGTGTAATTTTCTAATCCTTTACTTCTTGTGTAATAGTCTAAAATGTTGTTGGCTACTTTTGTTTGAGCTAAACTCTTATAATCATTAGTGGAGGCTCTTGCATCAAAAGCTGGGCGTTGGTTGGTTGTTAATTGAAGGATGTGTGTTAAAAGGTTTCTGAAGTGATTGATCTCAAGTCTCTTATATTCACCTTGTTCTCCAACTGTTGAAACGCTTGCTCCATTTAAAGCACCTGAATTATAAAGTTTGTAAGTTTGGCGATAAAGATTAAGACGTCCTGACGCAGATAAATATCGATCATATGCATCGACTTTATTTAATACCTGTTTTGCGAGTTCTGCTGGATCTTCGCTTGCAAAATATTTATCTTTTGATGAAGTATTGCCGGTATTCATTATTTCCTTCTACCACCACTAAATATATTTTTAATAGCTTTTTCTGTAGTTGTCAGCTGCGATTTATCTCTTGGATCTCTAAAATAATTTGCTTTCTCTATTCCAAAGTCTTTTGGAATTGGATTCGTTGTTTGATCAATACTTAATGCTAAATAAATCAATGCTGCTAAATGATCAAAGTGCCCAAGTTCTTCACTTCTGTCAAAACCATCTCTTTTATTATTCCAAACTCCGTATTTTAAACAACCGATCAAACCTTTACATCTAGGAGATACGATAATTCTTCCTGCTGCAACCATCACCCTTAGATTATTAATCATTGCATCTAATGTGGTCTTTCTTACTGTTGAAAAATATAGTTGGTATGTCGAACCTAAATCTTGAACTAGTTGTAGAGCATTATCTGATATTCTATTCGGAGTTTGAAGTCCTTCGAATTTAAGTTCTTTTTCTTTTGCTTTAATCTGAGCAGCTAGTTTTTCGGTTGTCATTTGAGGCCCATTCATCTGAGTCTCATCTAATATAACTAATGCTGCTCTTTTAAAGTCATAGTACCCATAAATTCCAGCAGTTAAATCTTTTACTCCAACATCTAAACCAACATATCTCTTATAGAACTGAGTGTATTCATCTGGAACAATATCTTTTGCCAATTCGTCTTTCCACTCTGGGATAATACTATAATTTGTATCTACTACGAACTGACAAAGATACTGAGACTTCCAAGTTGTTGATTCTGGTCCGCCTGCTTTCTCACAGAATTTCTGAATTCTGTCTGCAGGATATTCTGTTTCATAGATGCTATACTCTGAGTAGTTGTTTGCTGCTTGTGCTTCTTTTACATACTCCATACATTCATGAACTGGAGTCTTAGGTGGAGTCATTAAGATCCAAAACTGTCCGTTTGTAGAAAGAAGTTGAGGCATTAAAACTGTGTCAACTACATACTTAAGGCGCTTAATACCTTGAGCTTCATCTACAATACAAAGATCCGAAGCATTTCCTAATAAATCATCTTCATGACCACCATTACAACCTGCGATATGAAGTTCTGAACCTGTTGATGGGAAGTAATACTTTCCATCGAAACCTTTCCAAAGTGGTCTAAGATCTGAAGGAGCACCCTCACAAATTCTCTTCATGATGGGTTGAATAATATTCTTAACCTGTTTCTGAGTAAGAGCTGCAAACCTAATTAGTGCATTATTATTCTTGAGTGCAAATTCTGTAGCTTTAGTTAATGCCGTTGAAGTCTTTCTAGATCTTCTTGAACAGTTTAAAAGCTTAATCCCTGTAGAAGCACTGCTTAAATTTTCTGCCATCTTCTTCTGAACTGGCCAAAATAAATAACTTAAATCTGCTTTACGCCAATACTTTTCTATTTCAACAGGTGAAAGAGTATTTTCTATAGACTGCCTTCTAAACTTAGAAGCTAGTTCCTTTAGTGCTTGAGAAATCTGAGAAGTATGTTGAGCCATGTTTATTTTGCATCAGCTGCATCCTTAGTTTTCTTCTTGCCAGCAAACGAAACAAACAAAACTATCTTAGAGATCTCATCTTTAAGTGCTGTAATATCTGCAGCATGCTTTCTTTCTGCTGCATCAAAGTCAACCGCTTGTTTATGAAGTTGTGCCTTCAAATCTGCTATATCTTTTGAGTAGTCGTGAAATGGATTGTTCATCTCTGCACGTCTCGTTCAACGGCACGTATAAGATAGCCTAATTGAACTGAATAGAGGTTTGAGTTGGATTTGTCAAACTCAATAATCTTGTCGCCTTGATATGTTATCTTCAGAAGATGAAAATCTATACCTGTTCCGTTCTTAGACGGAATTCTAAGAACATTATATGCTGTTAAGATTGGTTCTGGAACAAGTTCCTGTTTTACGATTGTTTCTATACTGTCGGTTGTTATACCTTCTGGCGAAACAATTTCTTCCACTACTGCTTCTTTCTTTTTACGTCCCATTGTGATATTCTCCTAATATGAAAAAACACTCACGTTCTATAATAGTGTAGTGAATGTTATTTTAGTTTGCGAGCATCTATGTTTAACTCCGAGTACTTAATGTTTCTAAATACGTAGGATCTGCTAATTGATCTGAGAGTCTTTCAAGTTCTAATGCAATAGCACTTCTTTGATTTAAATCTGCTTTACAGTGAGGGCAATGAGAAAGAATGACTCGGTCTAGCAAAGAGTGAATGAGTGTCATTATCTGAGTGATGAGAGTCTGTTTGACTGAATCGTCTTGAGGCTTTGCTATTACTTTATCTGAGATTTCATGGAATACTTTAAGTCTATTCTCTAAAGAAGGTGTGCGTTCATGCTTCGTAGTTGTTTTGGTACCATCGGTGTTATGACGAACTATCACTTCTTCGATTAGTTTACCAGCTAAAACATCAATAAGAAATTTCTGAGTCTTGGGCGAATTTATCATCTCTAATAACTTTGCTCTAAACTCATCTGGCTTACGACCTGAGTTTGGTCGTTTCCCTCCTTTGCTCAACTTGTGGCCCTTAGTAAACATATTGAAATTCCTATTGATTTAGATTTATGAGTTTTGATGTAAGTACAGAACTCAAGCTTCCTTCAATATCAATTCTACATTATATTTTATACAACGTGACTTTTTGCTAGTTTTCGAAAAAGTGAAGAAGTTATAGAGTATGAAAAAAATAATTTCTATGAATACAGAGTGAATTTGTGTGTATAAAAATCAAGTATATAATTGTATATATTATGTAAGCATCTCTTATGAAGCTGCAAAATTTCAAATTTTTATAAGAGAGAGTAAATTACAATGTCAAACAAAACTGCCTATCAAATGAAAAACATTCAAAACATGCCAAAAATCAGCTGTGTTTATGAACTTCTAGCCAAGAAAGGGAGCACAACAAAACACTACATCGGAAGTACACTAAATCTGCGAGAGAGAAGTTATAGACATTTCTATAGATTTAAAAACAATAAGCAAACTAAAAAATTGCAAAAAGACTGGGATAATGGATTCCAATTTAGCATTCAAGTGTTGCAAGTTGTAGATAATCCACAAGATTCTACTTTAGAAGCTAATGAAAAAAAGTGGACTGACAAGATGATCAAAGAATTCGGTCAGGATAGAGTTTATAATAAATTAAGAGTTTTTAGAAATGTAGTAACTGAAACAAGGAAACTTCATCAGAAAGAAAATCATGCTTATTATTGGTTAGGAAAAAAGGGTCCAGATGCTCCAATGTATGGACATCAGCACACAGAAGAAACAATAAAACTTATGCAAGAAGCTCATAGAGGTAGAAATAATCCAATGTGGGGAAGGTTTGGAACTAAAATAGTCAATAGAGTCGAATACCCTTTTTGCAAACACGGACACTTAAGAACACCAGAAAATCTGATGAAGAATCAAAGAAACTGCAGATTATGCTATGAGAACAAGAAAAAGTCTAAAAGTATAGGTATATAATAGAATTATACATAGGAGGTGATAAACCAAATGAGAAAAGTTAAATGTCAATACAGAAACTGCAGAATAGTCATGAAAAACCCACTTACAAAATTTGGAATTGAAAGAAAGTATTGTTGCACCAATCATGGAGTGTATGAAGGAATTTATAAATGGCGTGAACGTGAAAGAGCTAAAAAAATTGCTAAATTACTAGGAGAATAAATAAATGGAAACTAAACAGAAATTAATTGAATTAGAAAATAGAATGAGTGATAAAGTTGAACATGATATTTTAAATAATTATTTAAATAATATCCAGTATGACATTTCTGAAATAAATATAAAAATAGAAGCATTGATGAGCATTTTAACTTCTAAACAAATGACTAATGTAGAGTGGAAGATTAATGAAATCAAGCGTCATATAAAATTAGGAGAATAAAATGACTTCTAAAACTTACAAAATCAGTTCGTTAATTTATGCTATAAGTATTATCGTATTTATTATCACAAAAGGAGCACATTAATCATGCCATTCGTTAAAATCACACCTAGACCATTTGTAGACATCACTAAATGGAAAGTAGGAGAATCTTATACTGGGACTCTAAAGTCTATAAAATCAGTCACTCGTAAATATGGAGAATGCACAGTCTATTGTTTTGAAAGAACTCCTGCTGCTCATTCTGTGAACGACACAAACATCTATGGATTCTATAATTTAGACTGTCAAATGGAAAATGTCAATATCGGTGAAATCACTAAAATTACTTATCTTGGGAAAAAAGACAACGAACATCAAGTTTCTGTAGAAGTCTACGAAGCTAAATTCAAATAAGAGGAACTGAAGATGTCAAACTTAGAAGAAACTAGACAGAATTGGAATTGGGTACCAGTTAAGAAAGAAATTAAATCGGTCTTGAAAAAGAAGATCTGGGAAGTTGAGCATCCTGGTGAAAAATATCCATTTTCTGAAGAAGATGAAAATCTCGAGAAGAATTCAGACTCTCTTGATTTATTCAATTCTTCTAGTTCTCTTCTCTCTTCTCTTGAAAACTCTCTAAACCCCATTAAGGAATTTAAATTAAATAATAAATATAATGTTTTAAAAACAGTAAACTGTTTTAAAACTATAAACTATTCAGTTAGTAAAGAGGTAAAAAGATGTATCTGTCAGCTAATACGTAAACAGATGATTCAGGGACAAGATAGAGAGATCTGTTTTTATTTATCTGCTCTCTGTGTAGTTAGAAGTATAGATTCTAAATCAGTAATAGAAATTATATCTGAATTTATAACAGATACAGATGAATATATTAAAATTATAAATAGAACATATGAGAAGTTTTATTCTAATAAAAAAATAACTGGTTATAAATTATTTAGAATTCTTGGGAATAGAAAGTACTATCAGCTTATCAAACTACTAGATTCTGCGACTGGGAAAATAAATACTTCACATATTGACTTTATAGAAAACTTCACTAAATTAGATTCTAATTCTAAAATAGAACAGAAAACATTAAGAAACTACTATCTTGATTATTGCAAGAAACTAGACGTAATTCCACAGTCTGCTATAGCTTTCAATAGATTCTTAAAATATGAATATAATCTGACTGCTTGCAAGATACGTAAAGATTGGGCTTGGAGAGGCATTTCGGTTAAAACCTTAACACTTGCCACTCAACGTTGAAAGAAACGTAAATGCGGACGTACAGAATTGATTGTAGTTTGTCTTTAAGACTAGACTTCTAGGAAAACAAATGAAAAAGAGAAAAACATATTTTGAGAAGGTACGAATTACTTTAATAAATAATTCAAATGCGTTTAATTGGGCAATGGTGGGGAAAAGAAGAAATGCTATACTTCCAGAGAAACTACTAAAAGTACTTAAATCAGATGCTCAGTGTGCTTACTTATATGCATTTAAAATACTCAATAAAAGATGGGAAGAAGGAGAAAAAGCAATAGTGAAAGATCCAGGATATGCAATTGATTATGCAAAGAATGTACTTAAGAGTCCTTTCTTAGAAGCTGAAAAGAATATTGCAAAAGATAGAGAATATGCTTTTATTTATTCCAGAGAAGTACTAAAGAAAAGATTTTTAAGAGCAGAAAAGCTCATAAGTTCAGAATTAGATATGACTTCGACTCTCTATTACTCAGATTGGAAACATGAAATAGACAAAGACTATAAGAATGGAAATACTACATGGGAATACTTTTTAGAAATGTTAGCACACTCTAAGAAAAGAACTTATCGCAAATTCTATGAAGACAACTCTTCACGAAAAGCCGATTATGTAAATACTAAATATATTAAGAAAAAAGATAGAAAACCCAAGGAGAAATAAAATGACAATTAGCAACAAAATAGACCAGATTTTTATTGAAGTATTCTTTATGTACCCCTTATTATTATTTGACAAAATATTTAGTCTATTACTTTTCATTCTTGGTATATGTGTGCGTTTTATCGATATAGTTCTTGGTATATGTAGTTGTAGAAAACTTAAAGGAGAAATATAAATGAGAGAAACAACATTAATTACTCGGTTAACAGACATAGATGCAAAAATTAACTGGTTGGCCACAACAACGAACCAGATTGACCAGTTCCATTCTCAGTGCATTAGTCGGTACAATCTCCAGATACAAAGCCTTATCAATATAGCTATAAAGAATAAATTATGTACCGAACCAGAGTTTCAGGCAGAGTGTGAAAGGATCTTAAATGAAATTAAAACAGAATTGGCAGCGCAAGAAGCTAAAAAACTATTGGCAGCCAAAGAGGTAAACAAAAATGATACAGCAACAAACCTTACATCTGCTACCACAATTCAAGTACTTGAAGATGCGACTGGCACTCCCATTGTTGGGCCGCAAAAAGAGACTCCGAAAAATTGAATTAAACTTAACGATGGCAGGAATTAGAGTTGAGATAGATAAGATTTGTGAAGAAAGAATAAAAGTACTTTCTAACATTTGTTCCAAGAAGATAGAGAAACTTGAAGAAACAGAATACCAACAATTAGCTCTATCTCAAATGGCTGCGCAACAAACTTACCAGCCAGGATTAGGAGCATATGGTAATCTTGGTTCATTAGGCTTCGGATCTGCTTTAGGCAATATTTTCCAAGGACCAACGAATAGGCGGTAAACATATATGGCAATAAAATTAACGAAAGCTACTTGCTTTGAAAAATGGAAAGTGTTTGATGGATGTAGTTCTGGTCTTAATTATTACATTGGTCCAAAACATGGAAGACTTATTGTCGCCGAATATCTTACAAAAGAAGAAGCAGTCGCTGCATTAGAAATGAAAGGCTGGCTAATGGAATATTTAGAAATAAAGGAGAAATAGAAAATGTCAATTAGCGTAGATTTGGATGGAACGTTAGCTAAGTATCATGAATTCATTTCAGAAACGCATATAGGTGATCCAATACCTCTTATGTTATTTAGAGTCCAAAGATGGATTGCCCAAGGAAAAGATGTTGTGATATTCTCAGCAAGAGCTAGGACTCCAGAAGCAATTAAAGCAATCGAAGACTGGACAGAGAAACATTGCGGAAAAAGACTTCGAGCAACAAATATCAAAGAAACGACGTTTGAAGTCATGTACGATGATCGAGCTATTAGAATAAAAACTAATACTGGTAAGATTTTATCTAGTGAGATTCCTAAAAATGAAGAATAACAAAAAAACATTAGCTGAGCAAGAACGATTCGCATTCATTAAGTGCGTTGAAAAACTATTGCGTACTTCGCAAGAATATATAGCTTGGGCCACATCTATTAGAATGAAAGCAAAAAACTGTAAAATGTGTAATTTGCTTAATGATGAAACTATTATCTTTCATGTTCATCATTCACCGACTCTATATGAAGTTTGTGATACTAACATTAAATCTATCCAGGATAAGTCTACTCTACAGACAGCCATAGATATTCTAAATCTTCACATGAATAAAAAAGTGACGACAGAAGTTCTTTGTCCAAACTGTCATTTAAAAGTGCATTCTTTAAGGAGATAATTATGAAATTTAGTCAAAAGAAGAAATTAATTAGATTAAAATATTTAATATGTAATGTTATACTTCATTTTCCATCTTTTATAAAATGTGTATTACCACTTCTCTTAAATGAGCTTTTATTCAAATGGAAACAAAAACATTGGGAAATGAAGAAAGCCGCTGGTTTTAAAAAACTAGGAATACATGAAGAACCTACTTTTTTTTGGTGCATACTTCCCGATGGTAAATACCTTTATCATGATAAAGATAGAAACTCAAACAGTCTGTCCGACGTGTCACCAAACTATACACGCATTAAGACATAATTGAAATCTTTATGAATAGTTGATATAATATACAAGTTAAAGAGAGAGGAGAGAAAAGAATATGAAATATACTGTGTGCGCAGAATGTAAGAAGATACTTCCAGATAGAGACGTTACAAACCTTAAAGATGTTAAGCTTGCAGATATTGATAAACATGGCTATCAGTTTGGTAATGGAAAAATATTGTGTTTGGAGTGTGATATAGAAACAACTCAAAAGAGAGATTAAAGAGAGGAGTGTGTAAATATGTTTTTTGAACCAGAAATTATTCCAACTAAAGAGCAAGCTGCAGATTATGAAAACTTAACTCGATCAGAAGCAATCAACCAATACATGGAAGATGAAGGGTTAAATACAGAATCTATTGATGATAGATGGGAAGCGATTAAAGAAATTGATCCTGAAGCTGAAAATTCTTGTTTAGGTTGGTTAGAAGCGGTTTTTGGCATTGACGAAGATCGTTAATGTAATAGGGGGATATTTTTATAATTTTATCCCCTACTTAACACTCCCTAACTCAGATTTATCTCCTTTCCTGGGTTAGGGAGCCTTTTTATTATTTGCTGATTGTCTTATCACCAGTTCTTAGTCCATACAGACCGAACGCTCCTAAGAAGGAATAAACCCACATAGGGACTTCTACTGGATGACCTAATGATGCTGAAACTGGTTGTACTGCTCCAAGAATTGCAGTAACTACTGCTGTCCATAGAGTTTTACTTTGATACCACTTCTTCTGATCGACTGGAGTTTCTGCTTCCATTTTAGCCCACCTCTTTTGTAATTTATTTCCTGCTATCTTTACTGCTGCCATGCTCGTCTTGTGATGGAGCCCGTCTTCCATTGGAATCCCCTTCACTATCCAAGCCAAACTTTTTCCCTGTATTTTTGCTTTTGTCTTTTCGAACATTTTATCTTCCTGTGGATGTAGACTACTAGTCTTTCACTTAGTCTTGGTCTATCAAATATCTCTTTCTTCGGCTTGCATTTACATACATCTGGAGTATGCTCCATAATGGGAAATTTCTTATAGTCGTTGATTATTCTAGTTTTAAGCATTTGACCGCCTCGGCTTTTCTAGATTTCAGTTAAACGTTATAGTTTCTTTTAATAGATAAATCTGTTCTTCTGTTGATACTTTTGTAGGTCAAGAAACGTTTCTGTCAACTTTGACGTATACACCCACCTTAAACGTTATCTTTGAGAACTAATCGTAACTGCTGGTTGTGAAGCATTGATACTTGAAGGTGCGAATACTTTATAAGTCAAGAATGCAGTGACTAAACAATTAAAGACTACTAGTGCAATCTCCCATTTACGATCTGAAGACTTTTCTTCATGCTTAGAATGTTGATCAATGTGATCTTTAAGCATTGCATTTTGACTATCAAGTTTATCGTTGACTGTTTTGAACTTGAGATCAAGTACTTCATTAAAACCATCAAACTTTGTCTCTACGACTGAGACCCTTGTTTCTATTGGCTGAGCTGACATATGTTTCCCCTTGTAGTTTTGTGATATTATCTGCTAATAGCAAAATATTCTTCTTTCTTTTTAATTAAATGTTCTTCTTGTGCTAGCGTTAATTCGTCTGTGTTTATTTTAGAATATCTTCTATTTTTAATTCTTTGAAAATATTCTTCTACTAAAAGCTTCGTTGCAAATAGTATCTGTTCATTTGATTCCATATTCGTTCAATAACCGGCGTACTCTGTTTAGGTCGAAATTATTGCCAGGACATGTTTTTAGTTTTTTAGTATTAAGTAATGCGTATGATTCTCTGTGACCAATTATTCTATTTG